TATAGTAATATTCATTATCTGACATTAAATTAAATCCTCTGTTAGCCTTTCAAATTGTGGGAGTGGCTCAAGATTATCAAATATGCCCATTTGATTGTGTGGCACGGATAGTTCATCTTCTTCATAGTCATCCCAAACTGCTGTATACATATCTGCATATGGAGAAGATACTTTTGCCAACCAGCCAGACACATTCATAGCCTGATTAGCTACCCACCTAACTAGTGGTCCTTTATCTACATCGTGCTCTAGTTTAAAGTCCATTACGCTTCCTCCTATCCCATAAATATCTTCTTACATTAACGTAGCAATTTAATGCTACAAAAGTTAAAATTAATAACTCAGCAACTGAGTGTGAAAATTTCACGCATTATCCCTTGGTAGGGCAACCATTGTTGCATAAAAACATTCTGCAAAGTTTGCTGCTTCTACCGCAAAGTCTTCCATATGCATTTCAGTTTCACCCAAACGACTTTTAACATATGTTCTTAAGCCTGTTACAAAAATTTCTGTTAGCTCATCTGTTGATTTAATAAAATAACTTTTAGTTGGTTCTTGTTTAGCCATTAAAAATCTCCTGGGGCTACTTGTAAGCAAGTAAGACCAATTTCACGCCACATATCTACTACTTGTTGGCGATCATCAAGCACACATAAAATATCATAATCAGGTGCAATAAGTTGTTCGTAAATTTCTTGTTTAACAATTGAGTCCTGTCTAAAGTCTCCATACTTACGCATGTAAAGTTTAATAAATGGTGGGCAGTTTAATGTTAGCCACCTGTATGTTTCATTAAAGCATGAATCGTCACGACCTGAAACAAATATAATTTTATGTCCAGCTCGCCACAAAGCGTTTACAACTTCAATAACATTTTTGTCTGGAGTATCATGAATAACTTTTGAGTAATCATATATCTCACGATTGTTTCTGTGAGATACCGTTCCATCAATATCTACAATTACTGCACTACGCATGCTTGTTCCAATTATCTAAAAACGGATCTTCATATTCGTATAAAATAACTGGTGTTAGTTCACCCATCCAAGCACCTGCACAATTAAATGAAATATATTCGTCAGCTTCTTGCACATCCATTCCATCACGCTCAATAAGTATCTGTAGCATTTTTAGAAATGAATATGTTGCTAAAGTGGGTTGACCACAACGTCTTGAAAAACCAATAAAGGCATCTTCAAATCCATCCATTAACAGCATCTCTTGATCTGTTTCATAATAGATTAAACTTTGTAAATCTTCTTTATTCATTACCATCCTCCAAGACAGTTATTTGAGTGTGTATGTATCCAAAAGTTTCCTTCTAGATGTTTTCTAGTTGGTGCATATAAATCTGTGTCACAGGCACCACAGGTATGTGACCATTCTTGTGCAAAGAAATCGTACTGAAATCCTTTACTCATTAATATTATTTTCTATAAATAACAATACTTCTTTTAGGGCATTGTTCCATCCGTTAACAAATGCCTGAAATTCTGGAGATTGAACTGCAGGATTTTCATAATGTTTTAATTCATCTATTTGTTGAATTAATAAATCTGTGTTAATGTTTGACATATAAGATATTATAGCAAAAACCCCTGACGTTTGTCAAGGGTTTTTGTTTTTGTTGTTAATTAAGATGCAAGAATTGCAGCAGGATCAATATCCTTACCTGCACTCCATCTAATGTTGTCTCTCATTTCAAAGTGCAAATGTGGACCAGAAGAGTTGCCTGTATTACCAGATTCTCCAATATGCTGCCCCTTTGTTACTTTGTCTCCAGCTTTAACTAGAGCCTTTGAAAGGTGTGCATAGATTACCCAGCCACCCTCAACTTTTTGAACTAGCTGTGTACCATAGCTGGCACCCCAGGTAGCGTTTTCAATCTTGCCATCTGCAACAGCAACAATGTCTGTTCCAACTTTGCAAGCGTAGTCTACTCCTGTGTGATAGCCTTTGCTCCACATCTTTCCAAGTTTCTTGTAAGGTGTTGTAACCTTACCTCCAACGATTGGTGAACCCATTTAGAATCACTCTTTTCCTATAAATTAGGTATTTAACCCAAGTCTATTATATCCTAAAAGTGCCCTCGGAGAGATTTGAACTCCCGACCTGTAGGGTAGAAACCTATTGCTCTATCCGCTGAGCTACGAGGGCGTGGGGTGAGTCAGACTTGAACTGACGCATACTGAATTATGAGTTCAGGGCTCTAACCAACTGAGCTACCACCCCTAAAATTAAATAGGGCTTGAAGCAGAATGACTATTTATATGTTCTCTTTCGTCAACAATTTCATATGCATATTTAACCAATGCATCTTCATTTTTATTGTAATGGTGTCCACAGAACATTAGTTCTCCTGCAATACCTTTTACTAAAACAAAGGCTTGAGAACCGCATCTATCGCAGCGATCAGCGATCTTTAATTGACGTTCTACTTGCTCTACAGTTTCGGTCATATTATTATTATACTCTCTTGTATTAGATTAGTCAATGATGTTTAGAGCGAATGGAGAGAATTGAACTCTCACCGTCAGTTTGGAAAACTGAGGCACTACCATTATGCAACATTCGCATGTCAGTTTGCCATGCCACTTTACATGTGGGAGTATATGCAACTGACTAACATATACTGCTGCTCCCCAACCTGGACTTGAACCAGGAACATTTAAATTAACAGTTTAACGCTCTGCCAATTGAGCTATTGGGGACTGGGTATTTAGTTTTAATACTTAAATTCTTTTATCTTGCTTGTCTTTAAATGATTGTCAATATCATATTTTTTAACTGGGCTCTCTCCTCTTTTATAGTGACCATCTATTTGAGTAGCTCCTATTTGTTGCATACCTCTGTGATTACTATACCTGTCATATTCTTTTTTAAATTCTGGATAGTCTTCAACTCCCGAAACCAAAGTTTCAAATTGTTCAACGTATCCTCTTTCTACTGGAAAGAAACTAAATAGTGGTTGACCCTTTTCAAACTTAATTTTTCCTGGCTTGATAAACTTAAAGTTATATGTAAAAGTAAAGGCAAGCCAATCAGTTTCAACAACACCGTCAAGCGGTTGTATTCCGTTTGCAACTAGGTTTGGAACCCCACGAACATATGTAGAAACTCCAGGGCTTGTTCTAACAATAAAGTCTGGAACAAAACTTAATATCCCATGACCAAAATTAGTTGCGGTAATTTTATGTGATTCTTCGTTGTTACTTTCTGGGGGGTTAATTATTGTAACAACAAGGTCAGACTCTAGTGGTCCACCATTCCACTCTGCCGTAAAATCCATAGGGCATAAAACATACCACCCGTAAGTATTTGCAACATTTAATGGTGTACAGCGATAAGCATTATTTTCTGTATCATCCATCCAAGTTCTTTTTACTTTTGGATTTACTACTTTGAAAAGCTTGTTTTCTTTATCAAAATATCTTAGCTCAATTATTTTTTCTGACATTTAATCTTCCTGTTGTTCTAGTGGTAAAGATAGGAATTGAACCTACACAGCTAAAGCGATTGATTTACAGTCAATGGGGCTCACCAACCTGCCCAACTTTACCCTATTAAGTTATATAATACACCATAAAAGTAAAAATGTCAAGAGTCATCTTCATCAATCATTTCATTAATTTCTTCCATTAATAACCATTCTTCATGAGTAAGATCTTCTTCATAATCTCTAAACTTAAATGTTTTTTCATTTGGCAAGATTCTCCACTTTGCATCATTGTCCATGTTAACTTCAACAAATCCTTTGGTCCATAAATCAAAGATTAATTCATTAGTAAATGACATGTGCTCATGAAACAAATCTGGAAAATCTTCTACCATTTTTTGAGTCATTCTATATAGTGGATCATTGTTTTTATCTACGCCAGCCATAATCAAATATCCATTTTCAAGCATGTAAAAGAATAAATCTTCTTCTCCATATTCAAAAAACTCCTCAAACTCATTCATTAGATAAGACCCATCCCACTTAAAAAGTCTGCAACATCTTTTGGCATTTCATCTGGTCTCTTTGTAATTGGCTTTGAATACTCATCATAAAGATCTTTGTGAGAGCTTGGTCTAAAATCTTTAAAGTTGTGCACTTCAATTTCTTTAGTTCCTCTGGAGGAATTAACTATTGCATTGTAAATGCATCCACAAACAGCATCTGCCAAATCCTTAGAACCCTTTCTTGGGTGGTCAACCTTGTCACGAATGATGCGTAATTGCAATAGTTCATCTATGAGGAGATTTGTGTGTGGTCCATATATTCTTTCTTCCGCAACAAGCATTTGCATATCTTCATAGTGCTTCTTTGCAACAGATAAGGTTTCAGAGTTCATACCCACAGACTTTAACTCGTTCATAATATCAAATGAGTTCCATCGGTCAAAGGTTACGAGCTTGATTCTAAACCCTCTTGATCTTAGTTCTAATATATAGTTCTTTACATCTTTAAAGTCTACAGTCTTGTCTGCTGTTGGTGTCCACCATCTTATTGCATCTACAATCACAAATGGATTGATTACATCATAGTCGTTAAAGGTATCAATCTTTACCCATTTATCAACGTGTGCCATTGACACTGCACAGTGGTCATGCTTTTGTGCAAGGTCAACGTGTATGTAGTATTCAGTATTTTCTTTTGGCTTAAACCAGTCTGCAAACCTTCCAGAAGAATCCACCCCATTTGGACCAGAGAAACACGTCTCAATCTTCTCCCTTGACCTAAAGAACGCATCTACGGCTTCTGGAGGCATACAGGCAAAGCGAGACAGGGCATCTATGGGATTTGTTAGGAACTGAATTTTAAAGTCCGTAATCTTTCTTGTTGGATTTATTTCCCATGTTGGTCTACGAAGAGCAAATACTCTTGGATATCTATATGCAACAATTTCGTCTTCTTCCCACTCAACAGTGAACTCGTTATTATACTTTTCGTTTTCATTGTTATAGTCTTCAATTGTTTCATCAACTTTAAATGTATGGCTTCTTTGATGAACAACCTTATCTACAACTACTGCATTATATCTTGTTTGAATGTAGTCGTTCTTATATCGGGGAAATGAAAGAAGAACAACTTTTCCAAAATCTGGAAAACGTGAATCAACTGAGGCACGATACATATCATAGATCGCTGATCCTGTTTTTGCTTGATCGTGACCAGATGTTGACTCTGTGGCAAAACCAGAAATTTCATCAAGAATCACCATGAGTACGTTATATCCTTCCCAAGACTCTCTTTCAGAGTGACCTGAGTGGCATGTAATTCCTTTATCAAAACTTACTGATTGTGCAGTTGTTGTATACCTGCCCTGGAACCAAGGACAATTATCTAAACGCATCTTAAAACCTTTAAAGAAAACATTTTTTGCTTGCTCAGCGTTAATAGCAATATTAAGAATATCTATAGCATCACCTGGGGGTTTGCCGTAATATCTTTGTGGATCTTTAAGGCACAATAAAAGATAAACAATGTACGCAACAGCAATAGTTGACATATAGTCTTTACCAGAACCTTTACCAAGCTGCAAGATTACTTCGTTGCAAGTTTGTTTCCAACGCTTAAGACCGTCATCTTTGCCATAGATGTTTAGTAAAGTTTGTTCTTTATAAATTTGACTCATTGCACGAATGGCTTGATACTGATATTGTGAAAGTGGTGGTAGCCCTAAGTATTCTTCACTAACAACGAACTCTTCAAGTGCTACTGGTTTTTCTTCAAACTCGTCACCACCAAGAAGATCTATAATATCTTCAAACACTATAGGACCTCTGCTTGACCTGTAACTTTACTTAACTTTCCAAAAACTAACGGCTTACATCTTTCACAGGCAGATACTGTATCTCTAATAATTTCAACAAGGAGCTTTTGCTTATCTTCTGTTTCTACAACTTTTTCTGCAAGCTCATTATTATCCAGCATACCTGCTTTTTGAAGCATGTCCATTTGCTTAGCCTGAATATCTGCAATAAGTTTTAAGGCTGCAGTCTTTTGTGAAAGCTGAGCACTTCTATCTGCCTCTTCAACAACTGCCCAGGCTTCTTTAATTAGCATGGAGTAGTGTTGGTCTGCACCACTTAGAGCCTCTCTAGCTCTAATTTGAACCTGTCTATCGCTATGGATTATGGTTTTCCATTCGTCTAAATACTCTTGTACTTCGGTTTTTTTCATGCCAGTAATTTTAGCAATTGCAGCAGGATTGGTATTTCCTCTTAAAAATTCTTCTGCAACACGATTAATGCTTTCCATACGGTCAACAATTTCAATTTCAGACATAACTAATTCCTTTTCTTATATGTACATTATACAGCAAAATATAGGATTTAGCGGTATCCACCTGCAGTTGGAGCCCAAACAGAAACATTTCCTATTGTCCAAACTCTATTTAAAACATTACCACAGGTCTCACATTGTTGGTGATCTCTATCATCAACATTTACATTTGGCTTTTCTATAGTATTGTCGCACTCTAAGCAAGTATACTCATACGTTGGCATTGTATTTTCCTTCAAGTCTATTTATTTCATCATTAATATAAAAGATTGCTTTTTGTAAATCTTCAATGTGCTTCTCATCATTTTTGATTCCAGCCCTCCAGATATACTTCATGGCATTACCAAGGTTAAAGTTCATGTGACGAGTAACTTGAATTGCTTCAATACCACTAGGATGGCTAGTGTAATGAGTTGGGTGGTTTACTTGATCAACTTCAATGTGAAACTTTTCATCTTTGTACTCGTGCATTTAATTTTCCATTCTTCTATATAAATCTTTTAATCCTTTTAAAGTACCAATGTCCATGTACTCTCCTTCATTTTTAACAGCCTCTATATTAAATCTTGAAGTAATCCATTCCTGTATTTGTTCCCCAGGATGGTTCTTATTTGGGTCTACATATCTTATCATGTTTTTACGAAAAAGTAAAGTTCCCCAAAGATATTCATAGTCACAATTATCTGTTTTATCTTTTGATGCCATAACTTTATTATCTCTTACTGATACCTGACCAACTCTGCCCCTAAGTTCATCTGGACAATTCCATATTCCTAATACCAGATCTGCATTGTTTTGATTTTTTATTAACTCAGAGTAGATGTTCTTTGTTGAATTTAAAATATATGTATCTGGCATACCAATAAGAACTGTGTCATTGTATTCTCCAACCATAAACTTTACCGCATCAGACATAGTTGATGGCTCTCTTACGATAAGTTTAATGTTCATATCCATATTTTGAATAATTGGAACCCACTCAGGTCTTGTTGACACACGAACTTCATCACATACCTCTAGCATTTGATTTACATGCCATTGAAGCAAACACCTATCATCTGATATTGGCAAAGCAAATTTTGGTATACCTCCAATTCGTGATGCTTTTCCAGATGCAGGAAGAATTCCAATTGTAGGCATTAGGCTTTCCAATCTCCTGGATCAAACCCATCTTTGTAAGATTGATTTACAATTGGGTCTGCTTTCCAAGCTATATATCCTTCTTTGCGACCAACGTCTCCCCAATATAAGTGCTGAACATACTTATCAAGCAGCACTCTGGAGTCGTCCCCATGAAAAGAAAAGAACATGTTTTCTTTTGCTGCTGGACATTCGTTGTACTCCCCAGCCTTTATTCTAAGATCTCCTTCATGCGGTGGAAGCCCCATTGATTCCATTAGACTGTCCGTAAACATTCCAACGTCTGTATAATAATGAACCATATTGGGAATAGTCCAATCGCCAAGCTTTACTCTTTCAACACACATATCTATTGCGTTTTTTAAAAACGGATGACCAGCCTTTGCTGCAATTACTTGTGTAGCATACCAAGGAGTGTCTCCTTCAATATCAACAACCATATCATACCAGTTCGGTAGCCACTTAGAAATTTTATACTTGCAGGTAGTGTCCAGGTCTGCATAAACTCCTCCATAAGAATAAAGTATTGCAAACCTCCAAAGACCAGCTTTCATTACTCCCATTGGCATCTTCATGTATGTGTCATAAACCTCTGGACTGTGTTCGGTTTTAAAAAAGTTTTCTCTATCCTGAGCACTCATATAATTATGCTCCCATTTACGATTATAACGTACCCAAGAATCAATTCCTTCTTTAGCATAGTCTGGTAAATCTTCTTGGGAACACTCATAGGTTTGCCAAATGTTTCTTTCAATCACTTTGTCCACTTCCTTTGATTCCTAATAAGATCAAACTTTACTAGGTATCTATAAATAGTTTGATGGCTAGTATCACATTCTTTTGAAATCTCTTCAATTGTTTTACGATCAATTATATACCTTTTGGTAAGCCAGGACTGGGACTGGTATAATTTGCTCATATTCTCTCCGTAAGCTTCTTATATGCATAGTAGGATATCCCACATGCATCACCAACATCATTGTCTGAGATTGATGTATTAAATTTATCATTAAAGAAATCCATGGTTCTTTGCTTTCTAATTTCTCTAATCTTGTTTTTATACCAAGAAGCAGACTTTCCAGGAAAATCTTTTTCTACCTGCAACTTTTCTGCCTTAGTAAAGTTTTTGTTTCCAATAAAAGACTGCCAGGAAACTGGTGCTACTGTAACTACCTGTGTTTCTGGTTTAAGAATAACAGACAGTATAGCACCAACGATCATAGCAATTTTAATACCTGCATCTGCAGAGCGAACCATAATAGCAGATTCAACTGCTACATAGTCAGCCTTGCAGACATTTGCAATTACTTTAGCCTTTGTATTGGCATCTTTAATTTTATCATAGATAGTGGCTCCAACAATAGGAAGCTTTCCCATCTTAATAGGAACACCGTCCTCAAATAGGCAGAAGGCTACTGATGCTGTTGAGGCATCAATACCAAGAACCCTATCTGCTTTTTGTTTTTGAAGCTTTAATTGCTGCATTTTTAACAACTCCCATTGCCGTTACCGCTTTTTCTTTCTTTTTTGCCTCGTAGCATAGTGTACAAATTGGGTCTGGACTATACATGCTAAGCTTTGATCCACACTCACACAGTCTAACTTTTCCAGAAAGCCTTGCCTTTTTTGCATAATACTTTTCCATAATGCGTTTGTTTGTAGCAATTCTACAACACTGTTGAGAGCAATACTTTTGATTATGAGTCTTGAAGTCAAAATCATTTTTGCACTCTATGCAAGGTTTGATCATTGACTGCGTACCTTCAGAGAATCAATCTTAGTCCTGCCATCTGGTTTTGACCAGCAAGATTCTTTAATTGGGCAATATGTGCATGGAAAAGCGTTTTCCTTAAATGGTCTTTTAATGTTTTTACCATCTACCCACGCCTGATACACTTCTTTCATCCAGTCAAAGATGTAGTCTGCATAAACTTTATTTTCTTCTGACATAACAATAGGGACAACTGCAAGCTCGTGAGAGTTCTTGTTTTCATACAAGAAGAACCCTTCATCAAGTCCTAGCACCTTCATATAAATTAAAAGTTGTACAACGTGACTTTCTGCTCCAGTTGAAGTATCTTTACGAATATCAAAACCTTCTGCCTTAATAGTTTTTATTTCTCCAACAACTTCTTCTCCATCAATTTCCATAATGATATCTGCGAAGCCACGAATAGGTGGGCTAACTGACTTGATCTCACGCTCTAGTTCTTTTATAAGACCAGCCTTTTCCATTGCACCCTGAATACGCTCATGAGCCTGTGTACCTGCATTCATAGCAGCCATTCCCTGAGCATTAAAACTATCCTTAAACTCTGTTCCAGTAAAAGCTAGGCTCCAGTATCTTGCACAGGTTCCGTAACCATAGCCAACTGTGGATGGTGAAAAGGTTTTCTTTTTCTTAAACTCTGTGCCATTCTTACCTTGTAGATAAGCCTTACCAATTGCCAAACGAAGTTTTCTTGCATCAACCTTTGTATCTCTTGGTTTTGTTGTTAGTGTCTTAATTAAGTTCTTCGCCATTACGCTCCTAAGTTGTATCGTGCAAGATATTTTAACGAATCTACTAACTTATCTAGCGAATCCTTCATTGTATAGTACACATTCTTTTTTGTATTATTAATACTACCAGATGGTCCCTTAGCAATTGTTGTATAATATGTTGCAAGCATACCAAACTTAGCAGACATTGCCTGAAGTTTTCCAATTAGGGCAACTGCTTGAACAGATGGAATGTCTGGCTTCATCATAATTTTAACAATAATAGCCATTGCCTCATCAAGATCTGCATCTTGCATAAACTCATGAATATCATTAAACTCTGTTACTTGGTTGATATAATCAAGTGTTGATTCCATTTGCTCTCTCCATTAAATCTTCTAGGGCAGCCCATTCAATTACCGCCAATCTTATCTTTTGTGTTTCACCTATTGCAAGCAATAGTGCAGGATATTTATTCTTATCTGTTTTAAGAGTATCTGTAACTATCTTAGCCCATACCTCTTGGTTTAAAGTAAAACTTTTACCTGCTTCTTTTACATCTACTACAAACTCATCAGTTGATCCGTCAGCCTTTT